TTCACTCGACAAAGAGGACATGAATCGATGTTTGGACGACTGGTATTCCCGAGGAGGGAACATAATTATAGAGGGTGACACATTGAGAAACCGTTACGAGGGGAACTATAGACGAATGCCCAAGAAACCATGGGCCACGAAGGAATGGGTCGACCAAAGAGACCACAAGTTATACACTCTCATGAAAGACCAATTTAGCCCAGAGTTCTGGCAGAAGATATGGACGTGTGGTTACCTCTTACCGCATTCACCCAAGTTTCATAGTCTCCGTGAGTATGACGAACTTCGCCGCGGTAAAAAGTTCAGAGAGAATTGCCGACAAGTGATAATAAACCTAAGTTAGAGTTTTGATTTGTAATTAAAGTAAGAAAGTATGGAACAACTCAGGAAATACACAGTCGAACATGGTTATACGCTACCAGGTGATTGGAGTGTCAAGATTGTCAAACGTGTAAACGGTGCTACCCGTGGTCAGGTTGATCATTATTATTTCACACCGGGAGGTAGAAAGTTTCGGTCTAAAGTAGAGGTTATGAAATTTCTCGAGCAATCTGGAACACGTGAAACTGAACACGTGGAGACACCTGTTAACGACTATTCATACATTTACATTCTTACGAATCCAGCGTTCAAGGAAAAGTATATTAAAATTGGGATGTGTACCTCAATCGATTCTCGTTTAGGAATTTTAAACTCGGGTGTTTGTGAAAAATTTGAAGTGCATACACTCTTCAAGACTATATTTACAAATAAAAAGTATGGTAAAATTACCACGTGCTCAAATGTGACAAAACAAATTGAATCGTACTTACATAAACGGTTCAATCACCTTAGGGCGACCAACGGTGAGTTCTTCCTGGTTGACCCAGATGTCGTAAGAGATGAACTCCAGTTCATACATGACAAGGTCGCACCATATGCCGATCTTGACGCGAATGCGATATATGAATACATGACATTGCACATCGAGTTGGCACGTCTACAAAGTGTTGAAGATGGAAACCTAAGTTAGAGAGTAGAGTTGTAATATAAACAGTAACAAATGGAAAGTGTTCAAAAGCTCACCCATATCGAACACATCCTCAAGAGACCTGACTCCTATGTCGGTCCAGTTGAGATGGGTACGGAACCCTATTGGATACTTAATGATGACAAGTTTGAAAAGAAGAACCTCAAGTACTCCCCCGCTCTCTTGAAGATCTTTGACGAGATCCTGGTTAACGCGATTGATCGGAACTCCATGTATCCAAAGAATGTTACGACTATTGCTGTATCGATTGACAAGGAAAATGGATCCGTGACGATTGAAAACAATGGACCACTCGGTGGTGTCAGTATTCTCATGCATGAAAAGGAAGGTCTCTGGAATCCTGAACTAGTCTTCGGGCATCTTCTTACCAGTACCAATTATGATGACTCGAAGAAGAGAATCGTCGGTGGTCGTAACGGGTACGGTGCTAAACTCACTAACATTTATTCTTCCGACTTTTCGGTAAGCATCAAGGATCATGAGACAAAACAAATGTATAACCAGAAGTGGACAAGTAACATGACCACTTGTGAAGAAGCAAAAATAAAAAAATACGCGGGTGCGACATCATCTGTTGCGATCACATTCACACCTGATTGGAAAAGATTTGGAATGACAAAGATGGAAGCTGACATCTATAGCATTTTCGAGAAGCGAGTTTGGGATGCTAACATCTGTACAAGTCTCAACTGTAAGGTAAAGTTGAATGGAGACGTTCTTGTCAAACATGGATTTGATACATATGCCAAGATGCACGAAGGTGTTGAGGACGTATGTATGTTAACGACTGATCGATGGTCTGTATGTATCGGCCCAGCTGAAAATGGTATGGAGCAAGTGTCATTCGTGAATGGTATTTGTACCACCAAGGGTGGCTCACATGTGGATCATGTTGCAACGTATATCGCGAACGGTATCATTGAAGAGATGGCGAAGAAGATTAAGTTGAAACCCCAACAGGTTAAGAATACATTTAACATCTTCGTGAAGGCAACAATTGAGAACCCAACATTCTCCAGTCAGGTCAAGTCTGAATGTACCTCGAAGGCTCCAGACTTTGGGAGTAAGTTTACCGCGACAAAGAGTTTCATCAAGAATGTTCTCAAGACTGGTGTACAAGATGAACTCTTGGCACTCTCAAAGTTTAAGGAGATGAAGGAACTCCAGAAGTCAGATGGTGCCCGCAAGTCTAAGATTACTGGCATCCCCAAACTGGATGATGCGAACAAGGCGGGGACGAATAAATCCAAGGAATGTACCCTCATTGTGACTGAGGGTGACTCAGCAAAGACACTCGCAGTTGCTGGTCTCTCAGTTGTAGGTCGTGACAATTATGGTGTCTTCCCACTCCGTGGTAAGTGTAAGAATGTCAGGGATGTATCTGTATCACAGCTCACATCAAACCAAGAGTTCAACGATCTCAAGAAGATTTTGGGACTTCAACAGGGTAAGGACTACAAGGATGTCTCTGAACTACGCTATGGTCGTTTAATGATCATGACGGATGCTGATAATGATGGGTCTCACATCAAGGGTCTCATCCTCAACATGATTCACTACTTCTGGCCGAGCCTCCTCAAGCTCAACTTTGTGGTGAGTATGGTGACACCCATTATCAAGGCGACGAAGGCTTCCAATGTCAAATCGTTTTACACAGATTCTGCATTTAGAACCTGGTATGGTGATGGGAAGCCGGGGTGGAAAGTCAAGTACTACAAGGGTTTGGGTACTTCCACGTCGGCGGAGGCTCGTGAATACTTCAAACAAATTCAGGATCTCACTGTTCGATTTGATATGGATAAAATGACGGATGAATCAATCATTCTCGCCTTTGACAAGAAGAAGGCGGATGCTCGAAAAGTGTGGCTTCTCGAGAATACGGCAAAGGATGCTAACCAGCTCCAGGTACCCTACGGGAGTGTGAAACAGTTGGACATTACAGACTTTGTACACAAGGACTTGGTGAACTTCAGTCTCGCAGACTTGAAGCGTTCCATCGCCCACATGGCTGATGGTCTCAAACCATCCCAGCGCAAGGTTATGTATTCATGCTTTCAGAAGAATCTGAAAGATGAAATGAAGGTTGCTCAGTTGGCGGCGTATGTAGCAGAAAAGAGTTCCTACCATCACGGTGAAGTTTCCTTGGCGGATACGATCGTGAAGCTGGCCAACGACTATATGGGGTCCAATAATATCAATCTATTGGAACCATGTGGTCAATTCGGTACACGGCTCATGGGAGGGAAGGATGCGTCCCAGACGAGGTATATCTTCACCAGGCTCACCAAGGATGCACGAAAGATTTTCGATCCCAGGGATGATGCCATCCTCAATTACTTGGACGATGATGGTCGCATGATCGAGCCAGATTTCTATATGCCCACAATCCCTATGGTGTTAGTGAATGGGACAGAAGGGATTGGTACAGGTTTCAGTTGCTATATTCCCCCGTTTGACCCCAAAGTCATCAAGGAAAATATCATCCGAATTCTGAATGGGGAGGAAATCGTGACCATGCGACCGTGGTTCAGAGGATTCAAGGGTGTTGTACACGAGGAAGAAGATACCTGGATGACAGAGGGCGTATGGAAATGGTCAGGTGAGAATATTGTGGTCACAGAATTACCACCAGGTCGTTGGACCCAGGACTACAAGGAGTATCTCGATGCTCTAGTCGAAAAGAAGTTGATCGGGGGGTACACCAATAACTCGACAACCGATGATGTCCATTTCGAAATTACAGAGTACACAGGAAGGAATCTGCTAAAGGATCTCAAATTGAGAAAGACCTTCCGTGTTTCAAACATGCACCTCTTCCACCCCGTCAAGGGTATTCACAAGTATGCGAGTCCAGAAGAAATTCTCAAAGACTTTGTGGAACTCCGCATGGAACATTACAAGAAGAGAAAGGCTCATCTTATCGATGTACTCGAGAAGAAAGCGACGATGTGTGATCATAAGTCGAAGTTTGTTTCCATGGTGATCGAGGGAAAACTGGTGGTGTTCAAGAGAAAGAAGCAGGATTTAGAGACGGAGATAGCAGTGACATTTCCCAAGATGGATGGTACGTGGGATTATCTTCTGAATATCAAGACGGTTGATTACACAGAAGAACGTGTAGAGACTCTTATGAAAGAAGCTTCACAGGCGACGAGAGATTTGGAGAAAATGTTAAAGACGGATCACATCGATATGTGGAAGATGGACATTAAAAATATATAACCCAATAATAAGATGCCCACCGCTAGTGGTGCTGGAATAAGTCTGAATGCCATCGGCAAACAGGAATCATACATTCTTAGTGACAACGTAGATGAATCCATTTTTAATTATGATATGAAGAAACATTCTAATTTTACAAAATTTAATAGAACAACAATCGTCAATCGAAGTCCTACATCCCCTACATGGCCCTTCAACGAACGTATTAAGGTCACCTTTAACCCCCAGAATATGGGTGACCTCTTGAGTAACATGTATATACTCATAAAACTTCCCGGTTTAACAGCTGGAAAAAATTACTCTGATCAGATCGGTCGCCACCTCATCAAGTCTGTCACTATGCGTGTTGATGAGATAGAGGTTGAGAAAATCTACGACGACTGGATGGTCATCCACGATGAGATGTATATCGAGGTGTCTGAGAAGGTTGCAAATCGGTTTATGTTGAATCGAATGTTGGGGTTCGATACATCGAGTGCTAATGGTGCCTATGCGTCGCGTGAGTCGGAAGTCATTATACCGTTACCATTTTTCTTTTCGAGGAAATATTCGAGTGATGAATATCTTACCAATGAACCAAATCGACCATTCTTTCCATTGTGTGCAATCCATAAACAGAAGATCGAATTCGAGTTTGAATTTCATACACAAACATTTTTTACGAGTGAACCAACAACGATGACATTGGAGAATTTTAAAATCATAACAGAAGAATTCACCATTGATCCCATGGAGCGTCTTTATTTAAAGAACCGCCCATACACGATGATTACAGATGTTGTTAAGCGACACCCTACGTTACAGACTACAGCAGGTGTTGATAATATACGAACAAATCTCGTACCCAA